CTTTTACGTGAGACTTTTTGGTGGATGCTTTCTTTGTCATCAGTCCTTCTTCTTCAAGTTTGCTTTACGATATTCAAGGTCGGCACGAGTGCCACGGTCCATCTTACCTTGGGACTTGGGTTTAGTCTTGCCACCTACGTCAGGTTGCATACCAGGGTTTGCTGCCTTAACTCTGCGACCGTGAGTGTACTCGGCACCCGATTGCTTGGAGTCACCAGAAACCATCTTACCACCCTGCGAGCGGGAGTCAGCATACTCTTTGTCAGACTGACCGTGCTTACCCTTGTAGAGTTCTTCCAGTTCAGAGAACTTCTCGCCAATGATGTAGCGTACTTCATCCTCACCGAAGAGACCAGACTCAAGGAGATTTGCCTCCATTGCTTCCAGTTCCTCATTGGCAGGAACACAGTTAGGAACTTCCTTACCGCCTTTCATCTTGGTTCCCTTTGCAACATAACCTTTCCAGCAGGAAGGTTTGTTGGGGTCCATGCCGATGTTCTTACGTGCATTCTTCAGACCCTCTTCCATGTAACCCTTGTCATCACAATGGTCACATCCCTTACCGTTGCACTCTTCACACTTTTTCTTCTCTTCACCGAGTTTTTTAGCAACCTTATCTGCACCCTTGGAAACCAGACGTGCAGTCTTGCCAACACCCTTCTTGATTACGTTACCAACTTTCTTCAGAGCACCACCGACAGCACGACGAGTTTCACCTCTCGTTCTATCACCACTCTTTACCCCGCCACCAGACGATGCACTGCTGCTTCCACCGCCAGAACTTGAACCACCACCACTGCTGCTGCTAGTGCTACCGCTGCTACCACGAGTTTTCTTGAGGAGAGCATCGAGTTTACCACCAGTACCGTCATCATCACCCTTAGCAGAAGTAGAGCCAGAGGACTTCTTACTATCAGGACGGGACATTGCTGCCCGCTTCGACTTGATACGTTGTGCTTCAAACTCGCCCTTAGCGTGACCAGCTGCACGAGCACCTGCGCCGACTGCTGCCTTAGCAGTCTTCTTTACAGCAGAACCCACCTTGGAAGCACCAGTCTTCAGTGCAGAACCAACTCTCTTAGCAGCACTCTTCAGACGCTCAGCACGGGAAGGAGCATTTCTCTTTGCTGCTTCCTTGGAAGACTTAACAGCAGAATCATAATACTTATCGCTTGCTTCAGTCAGTACCTCAAGACCAGCAAAGAAGTCCAGAGTTTCAGTCAGTTCTTCCAGGTCAACCTCATGAAGTCCTTCGATGAACAGGTCTTCCAGTTCTTCATCAGTCAGAGCATCGATGCTCTCACCCAGTTCTTCAGCAAGTTCATCAAACCAATCGAGGTCTTCTTTCTTGTACTGAGGATGGTCATCGAGTTTCATGCCACGCTTCTTCTCAAGACGTGCCTTACGCTCAGCAGTACCCTTCTCGGGGTCTTCATCGCGAACACCTTCAGTAGCAAACTCTTCCTTCTTAGTCTTTTCTTTTTCAATACGAGCAGACATCTTACGAATCTGGTCGATGCTCATATTACCGACGCCAGTGAAACCCGCCTTAGAAGGGTCAGGTTGCTTCTTGCTGTCATCCTTGTAACCGCCAGCAGCACGAGCAGCAGCACGATTCTCGCCAAGGACTTCAGCATTCTTATCGTAGTTATCGAAATGCTCGTGCTTCTCGGAAATCAGAATCTCAAGTTCTTCGACAGGGACATTCTCGTAGATGTATTCGCCATTGGTGATGTCGTAATGAGTTACGGTGCCATCCTCAAGCATCGTGTGCATCTCAGGGATGACATCAAACTCTTCTTTCTTGTAGTTGACCTTCTTAGCACAGTCATGCTTCTTACGCTTACCACCCATCTCGTCCTTACCAAGAGCACCAGTGATAACATCACGGCGGGTTACCCTGTCATAAGGAGGTGCGTTGTTGGCAAGATTGCCATCATTTGCTTTCTTTTCAGTAAATGCCTGCACCTGTCTCAGTGCTTCCGACATATCTGGTAGGTCGTTGAGATTCATTTTACTAAGCGTCCTTGTCTTTTTTATTTATCTTCTTTAGGAACTGTCCAGGGGTCATCGCAATAACCCTGTCTCTGAGTTTGTCTGTACCAATCTCGCCCATCGGTGTCCAGTTAAATGCTTTGAGGTCGTTTATCTCCACCAAATCTTTCAACCAACCACGATACATCTCATCGTTTTCATCGACATAGATAACATAATTTGCACCTCTGGTAACAACCTTACCCACAACACCTGTGTTCAGATTCTCAACCAGGGAACCGATTGCAAAAATCTCTCCCTTGAAATATGTTTCACGTAGACCCTCGGGGTCTAACTTGGGAGCAATCTCATACATCGGAGTGCTAATCATTGCAAAGTCTTCTTCGACTTTCATGTATCCCTTAACATGGGACATCATCTCAAGTGCCTGCTTCTTATCCATTCCTTCAGGGAGACCCTTCATGAATGCTTCGACATCATCAGCAGCAGCTGCTGCTCTCATCTTAGATGCAGACATACCCTCAACTTCGTCCTCAGAGTCTGGGTCACGGTCACCAGCAGACTGCACGGTGATACCTTCAAAGTTATACAACTTACCGTTGTACTTATTAGAGAGTTTTTCAAACTCACTAACTCTATCTCCACCAACAACGATGTTGACAGAACTATAACCTTCTTCGTGAAGACCAGCGAGAACTTGGAAAATGTTTCTCATGTTATCGTCATTGACAATAGCGTGAGAGTGGTCACTCATTACATGATGCATGTAATGTACTTTGGTCTCTGGGTCGAGGGGATTCTTTTTCTCATCATGACTTCTGGAAGGGTAGATACGATACTCCGTATCACCAGCAACCTCCGCTACTTTATCGACGAGTTTGAGATGCCCGAGATGAGGGGGATTAAATCTTCCAAAAGTAATAGTAACTGGACCTTTATCGAGCGGCTGGTCCACTTGCTGTTCGGGTTCACTCGGGGGTGCCTCCTGTGCTTGTGCAGGCGCAGCAGGTTCCTTCACCGAAATAGGTCTCAGTACACCTTGCTGTGCAAAATGTGTTACCTTGCCAGATTTGTCAGCGTACTTACCCCATCCAACATGAGAAAGACCCAACTTCTCTGCTTGCTGTCCAGCAGTGGTCTTCTTCGCTTCGGTTATAAACGTCGAGAAACTTTTCATTGGTAACCAAAAGTACAGTACTATTTATTGCCTCAATACAACTTACCAAATGGACCGAAACGCTTACCTTTCTTCGCTGCAAGGAACACCATGTCAGTCATAAACTCTTCCATATCTTTCTTCTTCAAGTTTAGCACAGATTCTAGGAATTTCAACTGCATGCACTTAGAGTTCGCAACATGTGCTTTGCCCATAAACGCTGCTGAAATGTTAGCGAGCGCCTGGTCCACAGTAGTTACCTCTATATCAACGCCCTTCTGTCTCAAGAAGTTGATAGTCTTCTTGTAATCATCTTGCACATCTGCAAATTCCTTTGCAGTCTTAGGGAACTTGCTGTTATCGTTTTTGAAATCTAGTTTCTTATCTTTAAGTAGTGCAGCAACCATAGCGACTGGTGCCTTACCAACACGGGCTGCTGCGGCACCCTTAGCAGTAGGTTCAAATTTGAGGTTGGAAATCTTTGTAGAATCATTTCCTTTAATTTGGAAGTTGAACTCTGCTGCGTTTCCTTCCACAATAATCCTAGCATCCTGTGTACCAAATTCTCCGTCCTTAAGAGACAAGTCAATCTTGAACGATTTAACTGCATAGTTATAGGTTTCCGTAAGACCTAGGTCATCTACATTATATGTCTCGTACCTAGCAGTACTACCACTAATCTTCTTCAGTGATACACCGACAACTTTCTCTTCTTTGAATAGTTTTCTGAGTACAGCATTGAGTTCCATAATAGTTTGGGAACCATTACCATCAACAGTCTCATTTATAATTTTAGTTACTGCTCTCTCATTCTGAATCATCCAAATGTCAGCAGGGTTCCAGTTATCTTTCTGCGAGATTCCAAACTTCTCTTTAATAAGTTCAGTGATGTATCCCATGAATCCACCCTCACGATTGAACTCATCAAACTTAGGATTGGAATAAACCTGAAGCATCTTCTTCTGCTGTGCAAAGTATCCCTGTAACCATTCGGGACTAACATCAGGATAGATTGCTACTAACTCAGAGTACTTCTCATCTTTAAGAATATCTTCCCATTTATCATACTTCTTATTATCTTTCAGTGCTCTACGAAGAATCCAAGCAGAGCCCAATTCTTGCATTCTTGTAGTCTTTGCGTCAGCAGCACCAACTGATTTCTTCTGCGACTTTTGAAACTTTAGTTTGTATCCAGCAACATTAGCATTGAATGCCGTACCGTTTGGTTTCTCGCCATACAGCATCGCAATCGCTTCATACTCATCAGCGTTTACTTTAATTGCCCACTGACGTGTCTTGGATTTATTCCAATCTCTATCAGCAAAGATACCCGTCTTTCCCCTGGGTAATGCACCAAAAATTGCATCCACCGCTGGTTTTAATGCTGCTGGTGCCTTATCTTTGATTTCTTTTTTTGTTGTTAGATTAAAAGCAGGCATAAAAAAAGAGGGGCTCTACCCCTCTATTTATTTTAGAGGTCACCCTCCTTTCGTTTTTCCGAGCGAAGGATGGAAAATTCACCTTCAGGATATCGATTCATCAGTTTGTTCGTGTTACGGATGAACAGGTCATCAAACTCAACTCCCAGTGCCATGCATGCTTGAGCAACATACCAGAGACAGTCGCCAAGTTCAATCTTCATGTGCTCGATATTGTCAGCGTTATAGGGTTTACCTTGGAAGGTAATCTTCTTGACAATCTCTGCAAACTCACCTGCCTCAGCAGACAGACCGATAGCAGCAGTCAGAAGACGCTGGATATCAGCACCTTGCTCATCGAGTTCTTTGATACGAGTAGAGAAGTCACCGAAGTTCTGACTCTCCTTAGAAGTAACCTTGTCCACAAACTCAATGTACTTTGAGGTATCTGCACGATACTCGGGGGAGAAGGTTTCGGGTTCTTGTACTTTGTCTGCGAATCCTTGTGCCATAATTAATACTTTAGTTCAGCGAATGTTTTCTTGGAATTGAATCGTTTTACGATGTCAATTTGTTCTTCGTCATCTCCCTGACCAGAGTCAAGGAGGTTGTTTTGTGCGGACTGTTCTACATCATACAGCCGCATCTTTGCCCTGTCAATACCTACACAGAATCGTTTGTTCGTGGAGATATCGTTGTACCTGTTCTTAAGTTGCTTGACCATAATCTGATTCATACCTTCCAACTCCTCGGTAGTTATAAGAGCAAACATAAGGTCAGCAGTAGCAGGGAGACCAAAGGACTCAGAAGTATCAGTAATGTCAACGTCAGAGCTACCATAGCCTGAACGAGTGGTCTGAGTAGCAGAGACGATAGGGACATTACACTCCACCGCCAACCCGCGTAACTCTTCTGCAATTGCTTTAATGTATGTGTATGAGTTAACGATTGCTCCCTTGTAGCGAGATGATGCACAAATATTAAGGTAATCAATGAAGATAATATCAGGTCTAAAACTCCGCTTAAGAGCAAGGTCATTAAGAAGAGACCGAAAATGACCGACATGTGCGGATGCCGTGGGGTACTCTTTAATTATAAGTTTACCCTGAGTCTTAGCACTAAGGTTCTTAATCTTGTTATCAAACAAGGACTTAGGAAGGTCAGTCAAATCCTGAATATTTACGTTGAGGAGGTTTGCGTCAATTCGCTCAGCAATCTTCTCCTCTGCCATTTCACATGTAATGTAGAGTACGTTGCGCCCCTGCATGAGGCAGGAACTAGCCATGTGGCACATGAATAAACTCTTTCCGACACCCGTACCAGCAAGAGCGACATTGAGAGTCTTGTTAGGTAACCCACCTTTTGTAATTTTGTTGAAGAATTCGAGGTCGAATGGGATTTTAGATTCGACTTTATGGTAAGACTCATAGCGGGCATCTGCATCTGGAATGTAATCGTGACCAATATGCGTGTCGAAAGAAACCGACAGCGCATCTGACAGGATGGAGGGAATAGCACCTCGGTCCTGTTTGAAATCTTGACCGTCCGCAATCTTAATACTCTCCATGAGAGCAAGATAAATCGCACGGTCCTTACACCACTTCTCAGTAGTGTCTAGCAACCATTGGAGTTCGTGCTCCTCATGGTTCTCATAGCAAAGACTATCGAGGATAGTATGTAAAGACTTGTACTGTTCTTGAGACAAGTCATTACGGTCTGCAACATCAATTTGAAGTGCCTTGATAGACGCCCTCTCATTGTATTTCTCAGCATACTCTTGAATCTGAGTACAAAGAATCTTGCACCCACCATCCTCAAAATACTCTTCCTTGACGAAAGGAAGTGCTTTGCGAAAGTAATTCTCGTCGTAGATAAGATTATCGAGAATTAGAGTTTCGACTGTCATAGGTAATGCAGATAACTTCCGACGATGTACTTGGGACCAGTAACAGGTTTCAAACCAGCATGACGCCAGGGCCACATCGGAGGGAATATTAGCACAGACCCTGCCTTTGGCGCAACCTTTACGTTCAAATCGGGGAAGTTAGTTTCCCCACCGATTTCAACATCATTGAGGTAAAGAAAGAAAGCAAGAAACCTACGGGCAGAATTGAAGTCACCGACATCCGTATGGAGGTCAAAGCAGTCCAAATCATTGTTCCGATATTTCTTGATACGAATGTGTTCGTACGCATATCTGGGTGGGAATTGAAAGTCTGTTACTGGAGCATCTGCTCCATACTTTCGCAACCCCTCATTGAAGAAAGCAACTAACTCCTTCTGTACGTTCTCAAACTCCTTCGCCTTCTCCGATTGCACCGTGATATTTAGTTGAGTAAAGTTAGGTCTTCCTTGATTCTCAATCTTATCATGATACATTTTGAACTTCTCGTAGAAGTCCACATACTCTTTACACTTACCTTTGGGTACGAGGTCTTCATAGACCCGTACATACCCCGCTAAATCAGTTGCCATACTTAAACTCCATTGCTGCTGCTTCGTCCAATGCTTGCATCACTTCGGGCGTGAAGTATTTCTCGGGGTCAGCAAGAATAGACTTAGGATAAACAGCAGATTCACCAACAATGATGCGATTCCCTCGCTTCTCGAATACTCCGTGCTTCTCACCCAGTTCCAGTAGTCCGTAATAGCGGTCAAGTCCACGGTCGTAATAAAGACGAGTTTCAACTTGGGAATTCTCCTTCGTGAGACGAGACTTATGTGCCTTACACTTGATGATGTTACCGACAACTTCAGTACCGTCTTTCTCTTTCTTCTTAGAAAGATAAATGATGGTCGAAGATGCATACTTCAAACCAGAGCCACCACCCATTTCCTTGGTGGGCATGTAAGAACCAATCACATCATATGTATGGTTAGTAACCAGCATAGGAACGTTTGCTTTACCCAACTTAAGAGTCAGCACACGGAATGCACCCTTAATAAGTTGACTCTTGGTCATGTCACGGACTTGCTTACCATCACCGATATCATTGATTTCTTTTTCCGTGGACAGCATGCCCAGAGAGTCAAGAACAAACAGCATAGGCTGACGGTCTTCTTCCTTCTGTTCCATATACTTGTCCAGGATACGGCAAGACTGGGTACGGAACTCTTCGATGGTTGCAACAGGTACAATCATCATCCGTTGAGCATCAATGCCACGGTCCACAATCATATCTTTAGAGATTGCAGACTCAGACTCAAAATAGATTACCCCAGCATCGGGATTTGATTCAAGAAAATGCTGGACAATCCCAAGGCAAAAGAAAGTCTTGCCAGTAGAAGACTCACCAGCGATAGCAGTGATTTTGTTCGAGGGGACTCCACCGTAGATTGAACCGCTAACCAAAGCATTGAAAATGTAACTACCAGTATCAATGTAATCAGCAGTGTCTCCTGCCGCGACACCATCGCTGACAAGACTTGCATATTCATTACCAATCTCCTTTGCTACGTCTTGTAAAAAGTTCATGCGAATAAAAACTCCAGGGTGTTAATCTTCTCGGGTTTCCACCCGATAGTGTCGAGGATGACCTTCAAGGGTTCTAGAAAACTCTTGTCGAATTGTAACTCATGGTCAACCATATTGTCAAGAGCAAACTCCTTCGGCAGCTGCTGGAAGAATGAAATTACGTTCTCATTAATCTTGTTCGGTGTCTTGAGATAAACGTACTTAACTTTCTCTCCGTCCTGAATCAGAGGATACTTACTCGTGAGATTGTTCTTTTTGACATAATAATTATAAAGGATAGCACCACGAACATGGATGGGCGTACCCTTGCTATAAAGTGTGGCAGGATTAGACCACTTGGTCACACCATTACAACCACGAGGGAATGCAATGTCCTCCACAGGCATGTTACGAAACTCTTCTCGGAAGTTGGCAATAAACTTTTGCACATCTTCCTCAGTTCCATTCATAATAATCTTGAGGGCATCTTTAATCTTCTGCCTGCAAGGACCAGGAGTAGAAGACTTAACTGCTTCGATGCCCATGATTTTCAGTTTGGGTTCTGCAAATCGGACACCTTCGATGTCCCAGGCGTTGAGAATGTATCGCTTCTTGGCAGTCCAAATACCTTTGTTGGCGATAGTCTCACGCTTCATTTGCATCTTCTGTTCATACGCCCCAACATACGTTGCCAGGGCCTCATAAGAGCGGTCAATAAAAGGTTCGAGTTCCACAGAACACACCTTATCAAGGAACGACACAATACTCTCATTAGTCTTCTCTCGTCCTTTGAATACACCTTGTACCAAAGGACCAAGATTGAGGTAGATAGAATCAGTATCAGAAGCAATAACATAATCTTTGCCGTCAGTTTTGAGTACCTTATTCAGGTACTGATTCATTTGATTTTCAATCCAACGAATCGAGACTTGACCCGAGAGGGTAATCGCCTCAGCATTTGCCAGATTGTAGTATCGGAAGTATTGGTTTCCGATTGCACCATAGGCAGAGTTGAGTTGGATTTTTCTTGCCATTTGGATGTTGTTGAATCGAGCAACATCTTTTTGTAGTGCCACGGTCTCTGCAGGTGTCTTGGCATTCTCAAGGGACTGCTTGGATTTAAGCATCCTTTTCTTGTAGATTTTTCTTTCATCGTAAATCTTCTTCATCATTTCGGGTAGAAACCCGTGGATATCTTTGCGGTACTGGGCACCGTTTGCACAGACGCAATACTCACCAGTGATATCAATCTCCTGATTCAACAGACGCTCTACGGTTGCTTGAGGATGCCTCCTTTCAACAAGAGTTTCTGGGGAGATGTTGTACTGCATGATGAGGTGGGGGTATAGAGAGTTGAGGTCAAACGACACAACCCAATCATACAACCCAGGCTTAGGTTCTTTAACATATGCACCAGCATACTTCTCATCTTTGTTAGCACCTTTGCGAGGTGGAACAACGATGTTCTTAGGGAGCAGATAATTATAAATCATCGTATCCCACATGCGAACCTGAGAGTACACATCCTCCAGATTGACCTTAGCATCATACGCCATGGTCAAAGCAAGTTCAATCAACTTCATCTTATCTTCCAGAAGGTCGATAAGTTCAACGTCTTGGATGTTGTACTCTAGAAACTTTTGCCAGTCGCGAGTATAAAAGTCCTTGAAGTTCTCATACTCACTGTGGTCTAACTTTCTCTTACCCAGTTCAACGTGGGCAATATGGTCTAGTCGATAGGACTCCTGGTTAGTATAAGTAAACTTCTTATACAAGTCCAAGTAGTCTAGGATTGATACACCAAGAACATCGTATGCAATGTTCTTGCGACCCATGATGACAATCTCACGCTCGTTCACCCGATTCCAAGGGGACAGAGACTTCATCCACTTATCACCCAGGACACGGCTAACACGGCGACAGATATACGGGATATCGTACAGGTTGCAGTTCCATCCCGTGATGACATCAGGGGTGTTCTGTGTCCACCATGTAACGAAATCTTCTAGCATCTCATGCTCAGTCCAGAAGATTTTATGCTGGATATCAATATCAGTTGGAGGAGTGAACTCCCTAGTTGCCCAGCAAACCCACTTCTTCGTCATCAGATTCTTCATCGTAATACAAAGAATCTCCTCAGCAGATTCCTCAACGTTGGGGAATCCGTTCTCGCAAGCAACCTCAATATCGATTGCCCAGATATTCATGACAGACATATCCCAGTCAATCTCACCAGGGAACTCCTTGGCGATATACTGGTAAATGAATCGTTCATATCCACACACCTGTACGTTCTCTACCTGCTCGTACTTTGCAGCAAACTCCCTGGCATCCCTAGGAGAATCAAACTTGATGGGTTTAGCATACTTACCATCAAGAGTACGAAACTTACTCTCCTTAGGAGTGGTCAAAAATAAAGTGGGAGAGAAGTGAGTGCGATACTCAAGTCTCTCCCCACTAGCACCATACCCACGATGAAGAACAGTATCACCGAGGAGTTGAACGTTGGTGTAGAAATTCATTTACTAATAGTCTTCTTGTACAGGTCGGTAATGACTGGCGACGGGTCCAGGATAGTGAAGACACTATCGCTTGGCAGGAACAAGTCTCTCTGTGCAGTATAGCACGGAAAGGGGTCGAGCTCCGTATCGCTCACGATAAGATAACAATTTTCAACGAGGAGACTAGGTTCCTCATCCAATTCAGTCAGTTGCCCCAGCAGGTACTGGTTCATCCGTCCGTTCTTCAGTATCAGTACCTTCAGATTTTCCATTTTTGGTAATTACTTGTTCGAGGAGTTCATAGTATTTCTCTGTCACTGCAGAGTGAGCATCATAAATGCTGACGACTTCATCCAGACGGACAAAGATTTCTTTCTGTGCGGACAGAGGCATCCAAGGATACAGGATGATAGAGGGTTGAGCAAGTGCTTCAGACTCTTCTGTTGTACCCTCAGCAAGGAAAGCAAACTTGTCCTGAATGTCTACGTTGTAGGGAAAGATGAACTGAAATGCTAGCGCACGTTCTTGGTCATCGTCCTTCTTAGTCACCTCACGGATATCAGCGATGACATCCTCACCACTTCTTAGCCTTGCGATTCTTACGGTCATAACTTTGATTTTCGATAGTTTGAATAGATTTGCGAACAATATCCTTAAGGACACGTTGCTCTTTTACACCTTTCTCATAGGCGATGGCGCGGGCGTACTGTGCAACTTCTTCCATAATAGCAGAAGGAAGTTCCACAGTCAATATGTCCCTGTCACCGTCAAACCCAGGAGGGCAACAATCATAATACATCTGCATAGAGTACCTCCAATAAAAAGAGACCCCGCTGGGAGGTCTCTTTGGTTGTACACTATGTATACACTAATCTAAGTCGGAAATAATCCTCTCACACTTTTCAAGATTCTTTTTGCAGAAGTTACGAACGTAACTATCAGCATCAAGACTCATAGTGTAGTGAGCGTGAGTATGCATAGATTGAATAATAAAAAGGAAACCTACCACCAACACATTAAAATGAGTGACAGGATGACGCAGGATTTGTTTAATCTTGGATGTCATAAATTTTAAGTTTTTGGTGGTCAGGAATAATCTTCCGTAATTCTATCACAAGCATACCATTATTAAAAGTCACTGTTCCAAGTTCAACATCATCACTCAAGTTGAATCCTCTGGCGAATGTCCGAGTTGCAACGCCACGATGCATATACTCTTCTTCTCCTTTCGACTTCGCCGCCTTTGACCTGACCAAGAGAACGTTCGATTCTGTGCTTACTTCGATTTCGTCCTTACCCCAGCCAGCAAGTGCCATTTCAATCCGCCACTTAACCTCAGATTCTTTCACGAGATTGTATGGAGGATATGCTTCGTTAACAGAACCCATCCCATAAGAATGTAGTCTGTAGAAAATGTCATCCAGTCCGACGCTGTATCTTTCTGCAGCGTCAACGATGGCACCCAAATCTTTGGTGCCGAACTTTCTAAGTCCAGTCATTTGTTATGCTCCTTTAAAAGCGAGTTTGATTGTGTGAACCCCGAAGGCATTCAAATATATTTAACAATAACTGTAAAAAAATGAATGTCAAGTAACCCGAACAAGTTTGTAATGTTTCCCCAACCTACATATAGATAGGACTCCTAATCGATGGAAAAATGCGTAAACTTCTTCCTATCGTAATGATTTTGATGGCAACACCTGCATACGCTGGTGGTCTTGTTACTAA